GCGCATCCAGCCCCAGCGTCCGCTGTCGGTGAAGCCGTACTCGGTCTCCCACGCCAGCAGCGATGTCGAGTCGGTGAACGGCATCGCGACATATTCGAAATTCCGCTCGCCGAGATTGGAGATCGCCGTATCGAACACCGGCACGCTGGTGCCACCCGACAACATGCCCAGATTGTTGTAGGCGATGTGGACGCCGGTCGGCAGCTCCTGAGAGCCCATGCGACCGTAGTAGCTGTCGAGCATGGCGATGTCGTTGCCGCTGGTGCCCTTCCAGTTGCATGTCAGCGTGCAGACGGTCGGGCCGCCCACCGACGAGACCGGCAGATCGAAATTGTCATTGATCGCGGCCGAGATCGCGACATGGATGTTGTTGGCTGTATCGGCGGCACCGATATTGACCGGCACATGCTGGCCGCCGATGTAGAGGTCGATGGTGCCCGCCTCGTGGCCGCCAGCGTCCAGCGTCACCGTGATGGTGCCGGTCGCGGCGGTGCCAGCCACAGGCTCCGCCACCGGCAGGCCCCAGACTTCATTGGCGAAGTTGTTGGCGAAGAAGGCACGGAACATATTCGACAGTTGCGAGCCTTGACCGAATTGCTTGTCGGCCTGCGCCTGCGTTCCAATCGGAATCGCGACATCATGAGCCGCGACCCCGTCTGTCGTCATGATGCCGACGAGCAGCGCGGGTTGCTTGATGGTCCACAGACCGGCTTTCGAGGGGTCCACTTCGACCCAATACAAGGGGAGCCTCCAATCTGCAGGAATATTGCTAAACGAGATCGGCATGGTTTAGTACTCCTTGTTTTGCAACCACGCCATACGACGTGCTGCGGACCACGGTTGACCTTTGGTGAGTGTGTTGCCCTTCCAGCGTTCGGCGCGACGCTGCTTCGTCTCTTCAGAGTGGATCGGAACGCCGATCTTTTTTGCCGAGATAGCCTGCTTGGTTGCTTCGGAGTGACGATGACCGAGATGATAGGTATTGCCTCGCGCCTTCTCCGCATTCTTGCGGCAGAACTCTTCGCTCATTTTCTTGCCGGTCTTGGCGAGCGAAATTTTGCGGCGCTCTTCTTCAGATTTTTTCTGACCGATCCGCCCGCGATTGGTTCTTCCGGTCGAAGCGACGCGCCACTTCTCTCGCGTTGTCTCGGATATTTTTTGTAATCGTCGCGCCTCGCGCATGCGAGCGTGCGAGGCCTCACTCAGCAGAACTATTGGCTTTCCGCCGACAGCCTGATTCCAACCGATGCCAGAGAACGGTCGAAATTCTCTCTCGGCCGCGAGGCATTCATCACGAGTGCCGCGCCAAAGGATCGACGACTTAAACCCCTCTGGCCATCGACCGCTGCGCCGATGTTCTTTCAACCGTCTTTCCCACCGCGCGCTTATGCCGATGTAGCCGTGCCGCCAAGGGCAGACACAGCTATCATCATGGAGCCAGTAGACGACGCAGTCCGACATGGCTGCGCTTGGTTGGTCTCAGGCGGCCGGGGGCTGCGGCTGATGCTGCGGCTGCGGTTGCGGCCTCGGCTTCGATCCGTTCTTCGAATGCTCTTCCTTGTGCTCCTCGACCTTCTGCTCGCCTTTGCGCGCGGCCGATTGCTGACGCGGATTGAGCGTCTCATCGACCTCGGCTTCTTCACCGGAGCCCGGACCATCGGTCCGCACCGAGCCGTCCGCGATGCGGCGCGCGGTGAAACTGTCGTTCGGCCACTCGACGCCCTCATCGAGCGCTTCCCGGAAGCGTGTGCCGTTGGAATGGCGCAGCACTCCGCGCATGGTCTCGTTGACGGCAAAGACCTTGACGGTGGTCGGCCTGTCGCCCGCGATAAGTTTCAGCCGACGTTGCCGTGCTTCGCGAATCGCCGTGCGCGGATTGACGGGCTCTGAATTGTGATTGATCTTGGTCTCGGTCTTCACATCGACCATGGCGCTATTCCTCCTGCTTGAGTGGGTTGATGACGAGTGGGAACGTCGGTGTAAAATCGTATTCGGTGACGATGCGCTGCACTTCGTCCGCAGGCGGGATGGTGCCGTCGCTTGCGACCGGCGCGGTCTCCAGATGGATCTGCAACAGGTTGTCGGTGATGACCGGACCGTAGTCGGCGCGGTACTTCACCGTCGCCTCGTACTGCATCTCGCCGATAGGCGTTTCGTTGTTCAGACCGGCGTTGCCGAAAACGTGCCGCCGCGTGCCACGCGAGACGCCCTCGATCCGCACATTGTCGGGATTGCCGACGCCGCCCGGATAGCGGCGCGTATCGATCAGGTTGGTCAGATACGGGTCACGCCACAGCGTGTTCATGATCGCCCAGAACGCCTGATCGAGCTTGGTCTCGCATGCGACCGGGTCGTTGTTGATGACGATGACCGAGAAGCCCAGTCTCAGCATGTGGGTGAAGCGGATCTCGCCCGCGTTGAGATCGCCGTCCGGGCTCATGTCCTCGTTGACGAAATAGACGCCGAGATACGGCAGGCTGTTCGTCATGATCTGCAGCGCCTTGTTCTTGCGCGGCGTGAAGCCTTGGAAGAACTGAGCCTGCATCAGGGCGTCGAGAAACATATCGCGGATCACAAAGCTGTAGCTCTGCACCTCCGTGATCGTCGGAGGCGGCTGGACCCGTGGCGCGCGTCCAATGCTGTCCGTGACACTCACGACGGCCTCGACGTCATGAGCTTGCGGATCACCAGCGTGGTTTCGCCACCGCCATTGTTCTCGACGTTGGTGACTTCGAAGACGCCGAGACCGGGAACGCCACCACCCGGATCATCCGGAATCGCGATCTGGTCGAGCTGGTTCGGAACGATGGCAAATTCAATATCGCGGATGTCGAGGATGGTCTGCTGGTCGGAGACAATCGAGCCGTCTTCGGCCTGCACGTCGATGGGGCGCGTATCGTAGATGCCGCGTGCGGTGTAGCCGGGCATTCCCGGCTGCGACGCCAGTGGCGTCACACTGATCGGCCGCGCGAACATATCGAAGTTCGGCAAGTACACCAGCGTCGAGAAATCTACTGCCATGTTGCGGCTTTCTTCATCATGTCGAGCATTCGCTCCTTCAGTTTGTCGAACAGTTCGGGCCGCAGGATCGGGCGGTGCGAGCCGCCGGGCGCGGGACGACCGGCCGCGATGATCGAGCGTCGCCGGACCGACTTGCCACCCGTGAGATTTTTGGTGCGGCGCAATTGCGAGCGGGGATAGATCGTGGTCGAGACCTCCAGCCCGCTGCCCTCGACGCTCGGAAATTGCCGGTGCATGTCCTCGGCCTGCCAGTTGAAGAACGTGGTCGAGGTTTCCGTCTCAAGATCCGTGAGGTTCTTGGTCAGCTCATCGAACTGCTTCAGGCAAGCGTCGGCATCGACCTTGATTGCAAACGGCACGTTTCAGGCCCAGAGCCGCGTGTACTGCATCAGGATCGAATCGACGGCGGGCGGAATGCCGGGATGGGTGCCGCCCACGCCGGGCTGAATGTTGGCTGGCGTGTGAAACATCACCCGCGCCTCTTTATGCGCGATCATGCGAACGCCGGTCACCTGTATCATCGCGAGCTGGGCTTTCCACGACGCTGCCAGCAGCACGGCGGCCTGCTTCAGCGGCATCGGCGCTTCGTCTGGCAACAGAAAGCCGCCTGTGTAGTGGACGACGATGGGCTCCATTGGACCAAAGAACTGCAGCTTGCCGGATGCTTCCTCCAGCTCCCAGTTGTCCTGATCGACGCCGTTGCTGGAGACGCTCTGGATGTCGGCGACCTTCACCGGATAGTGAGTCAAAAATACCCGGTTATTGACCAGCTCGCGCCACGATTCCTGAACCTCCTCCCTAGCGAACACCCGGTTGCAGAGTTCGGAAATCGTCGCGGAGTTGGTATCGATGAGCCATTGCCACTGCTCGTCCGACGCCGGGGTGCCAGTCGGCGCAGCCAGCGCGGTCTTCAATTCGTCCAGCGTCAGCAACGCGAACTCGGTCGCTGGCGTTATGATGTTGACGGTGACATCCGCCATTCGTTCACCTCGCCTCCAAATGGAATTGATCGAACAATCCGCGCAGCTCCAGCGGCGGACCTTCCCGACCGTCCGACATGATCGGCACCGCGATGTAATTGGCGCGGTCGATCTGCCAGCTCGCGATCACCATCGACATGCCGGGCAGTCCCTGCAGGCCGCGCTCGCCACGCTCACCCTTCTGGCCGCTCTTGCCTTGCGACGCGATCAGTTGCCAGCCCGCGCCGGGGCACGGTCCGGGATCGTCCTTCTTGGCAATGAACGAGCCGCCGTTGAGCGCGACGATGTCGAGCCGCTTGTAGGTCGCGTCCGCATCGAACAGACCGTGCACATCGAGCGAACGTCCGTCGAGACCCGCGCGAGCAATGCAGACCCAGTCCTTGCTCTGGCCCGGTTGCTCCGCCGTATCGCGCAGCGCCTGATAGGTTGCACCGTCAGCGGTTGTCACGTCGTCTTCATAATGGACGCCGGGCTCCCAGACTTTGACACGCGGCAAGATTCCCATCGGGCCACGCTCGCCGCGCTCACCGGGTAGACCCGGCTCCCCACGCACACCGGGTAGGCCCGGCTCGCCACGCAGTCCTATTTTCCCGATCTCGCCTTGCAGCCCGCGCTCGCCACGCTCGCCGCGTTCACCGCGTTCGCCCTTGATCGACAGGCCGGGCTCGCCACGGTCGCCCTTTTCGCCGCGCTCGCCGGGATCGCCCTTGATGCTGAGACCCGGCAGACCCTGTTCGCCCTTCTCGCCGCGCAGGCCGGGCTCACCGCGCTCACCACGGTCGCCAGCCTTGCCGACGACGCCGGGGATGCCTTGCAGCCCACGTTCGCCACGCTCACCACGGTCGCCCTTGAGGCCCATCGGGCCGGGCTCGCCATCCTTGCCGTGCATGCCTCCCGCACCAGCTTCACCGGCATCGCCCTTGTCGCCCTTGTCGCCTTTGTCGCCCTTCTCACCAGCCGGACCGCACTCGCCGTCCTTGCCGTGGACGCCAGCCGGTCCCTGCTCGCCGCACTCGCCCTTGTCGCCTTTCTCGCCGGGATCGCCCTTGTCGCCGGACAGTCCGCGCTCGCCGATCTCTCCCATCTTGCCGACGACGCCGGGGATGCCTTGCTCGCCGACGTCGCCCTTGTCGCCCTTATCGCCCTTATCACCCGGCGATCCATCGCGCAGCGAGGCCAGCTTCTCCTTGACCATTTGATCCAGCACACTGCGCGCATCAACAATCTGCGCCCGCAGCTCTGCCAGCGTCGCGCGACCCTGCGCCTCCATCAGCTCCATCTCTCGCGACCACTGCCTGCGGTGCGATGAGACGATCTGACCTAGCGCGTCGCGCAGCGCGTCAAGCGTTGCTTCGGTCATAATGGTCGGCGCGTGCGAGAATTGATCGGAGTTCGCTGGCAACGACATCTTGATAGTCCTTTGCCGAAGTGGGGTTCTCTGACGGCGGCTTCGGTGCCGGGAGCGCAGCCACGCCCGGTGGTCGTGGGGCTCCCGGTTGCGTCGGTGCGCCCGGAGACCCCGGAGCCGCAGGAATCGCCCCGGCCGCGCTCAGCGGCACGACCTGTTGCTGGACGCGAGGCTCATCACCGAATTTCACCGCCGCGTAGCTCTCTTCGGCCCGCGCCTCGTTCGGAGCCAAGATGCCGCCCTGCACCGCCTGCGCCAGCGCCGCGATCCGCTCCTTGAACGCCGACCGCAGCAACGCCTTGGTATCGAACTCGACATATTCTTCAGGCTGGCCCTTGAGGTTGAACAAGAGACCGAAAGCGTCCTCGATGTGATTGAGCGCAAAGCCGAGACCGGACGCGATCCACGACTGCATCAGCAGTTCGGTCGATCCGAATGGCGTGCCGCCTGCGATGCCGAGAATCTGCAACGGAATCCGGAACGCCAGCGCGATATGCTGGTCCGGCAGCTTCAGCATCTCGGCCAGATCCATATCCTTGCTGGAAGCGCCCAGCATCATCGGCTTGAGCCCGCCGGTCAGGATCGGCGTGCCGCCCGCCTTGATGCCCCTCGACTGTTCATCCCAGCGGTCGCGAACGAATTGCACCTGATCCTTGTCGAGGATCAGGTCGGTGGTCAGCACCGCGCTCGGCCGCGCTTGGTTCATGTAGAACTGGATTTGCTGCGCCGTCATCGCGTTCGACAACATGATGTCCTGCAGCGCCGCGCCGAGTGGCGTGTCGCCGACCAGCGGGAACGGATAGCGGCGGCGTGTCGCGTTGAGCCGGACGTGCAGCACGTCACGCTGCGGCACGATCAATTGCTCATGGACCTGTCGGTCGATGACGCTGTTGCCGCCGAGATAGTAGAACACGTCGCCGGTCTCCGCGACTTGCGGATTGCTCTGGCGCGGGTCCATCAGATGCAGTTCATCGATCTCGTAGCGCTCGTTGCGCAGCGCCAGCGCGTAGGCATTGCCGTCCGCGTAGAGTGAGCGGGTCAGGTTCAGCATGAAGTCGGACGGCGACTGATAGGCGTTCGGGTGCCGCAGAAGGCGCGACAGTGCCGACGTGGTGACGCGATCCCGGCCATCCTTTTCGTTGAGACGCCAGTGATCGCCGGGACACATCGCGACGGTCTGGCTATAGGCCGACAGACACGCCTCGACTATCGCCGAGCCTTCATAGCCCATCGATGGCGTGATGCCGGTTTGCCACCAATTCCATGGCGAGTCCGCCGGAATCCAGCCGCCCGTGACCGGCAGAAAGTAAGGACCGGGACGGACTTCGCCCTCTGCCGCCTTGAGCAGAGGGCGCAAGATCCGCGCGATGAGATTGTTCGCCACGCCTTAGCTCTGTTGCGGCTTCGGCGTTTCTCTTGCAGGCGTTGCGGCGCGCGTCTGATAGCTGCCGCCCGAAGGCTTGTGGGCCTCGGACTGCTTGGTGTGCTTTTCGTGCGCCGTATTCACCATCTCGAATTGCGGCGACGGTCCGCTGCCGTCGTCGGCGTGCTCGTCGGTATGGACTCCGACTACCGCGAGATCGTTTTCCTCCTGCGTCGGGGT